GTCGTATGCTCGCGAGTTTATACAGATCTTGGTCCCTACCCCTGGTATGTTTGCACCGAAAGAAGTGCAAGATATCATCGATAGCCAAACCCGCCCAGCACAACGGGTGGGTAACGCTCGTGCCGCTCCCTTAGTGTCAGCCTTCATCGCTAACGATGTGATGAAGCTGGAGAGCTTTCAGAAATGTGAAGCGTACCCGGATCCAAAAGATCCGCGTAATATCACCACCTTGCCCAAAGAGCATTGTTTGGTGTATAGTACGTTTACACAAGTGTTGGCCAATTACTTGAAGAAACAAACCAACTGGTATGCTTTTGGGAAAACACCAAATGCTATTGCCGGTCGTGTTCATGAAATTGGCAGTTTGGCAACACATCTGGTCGAAACGGATTTCTCCCGATTCGACGGCACGCATTCTCATGCCTTTTACCAGCACTTGGAATTGGCAATCCTGCTTCGTTTATTCCACCCCAGTTCACACCCCCTTCTCACACAAATGCACCGTCTGATGACTACCGCGAAAGCGCGCACCCGCTGGGGTGTCGCGTATGATCCTAATGGTTCGCGGTTGTCCGGCTGTGCAGACACTTCTGTGATGAACACCCTAGATAATGCATTTGTTGCTTATTGTGTATTTAGGCGTATGGAAATGGATAAACAGGCAGCTTACGTGCGATTGGGTATTTATGGTGGTGACGATGGTATCACCCCAGATGCTGATCCGAAAATGTATGAACGCGTTGTTGCGGAGCTTGGATTGAAACTCAAAGCCCGGAAGGTCTCACCGTTTAAGATGGTGGGGTTCCTGGGTCGGGTTTATCCGGCTTGCGCAGTCAGCCCGGCTAACATGGCTGATTTACCGCGGCAATTAGGTAAACTCCACGTTCATGCTGCTCGCACGTGTGTTGATGTGGGCCAGGCGCTTGTGAATAAAGCTACTGGTCATATGGTCACTGATCCGACCACTCCGATTTTGTCTGAGTGGTGTAATATGGTACGGCGGTTGTATCCCAACCTCGCATATAATGGATCGCGTGATGAACGTCGTGGTGCCTCATACCTCAGCGCCGATTATGAAATCGCCGGTGAGAGGGCTCTTATGCCCAGCCGGGACATGGCTATGCAAGTTGCTGTTAGCATGCTTAATGTTCCGGAGCTCGAGATACAAGCGTATGAAGCACACCTCCGTTCAATCACGGTGATCTCTCAGTTGCGTCCACTGAGAGAGGCGGTAACTTCGTTACCGCCCCCTGGGACGATTCTTGGCACAAATGTTGTTGTAACACGCAACAATTTGGGTGGCCAAGTCTCCGCTTGTCAAGGTGGCTGTTTGGTTGGTTGCATGCATGGTGGTCCGTTGGTTAACATACCTTCTGAGTACCCCGTCAAGTCCCGCGTGCGGTTTGGAGTCCGA